TGAACGTTGGGCCGCACGCTTTAAAACTTTTGGTTTAAAGTGTCTCCCCGGCTACTCTTACCTGAAACCCGCAGCCGCCGTCACCGCGGCCGTTGCCGGTCTTGTCACGGCTTATACCTGTCGTAAAGGTCTTTCCACTGCTTGTAATGTGGTTAAGAATCGGGCCAGCAGACCCGTGCTCGCCAGCTTTGCTGTCGCTGGGCTGGGCCTGTTTGCCTATTCTATGGCGCATTCTCGTCCTAAGAAGATCTTTAAGAAGAAAGAATTTTCAAAGATTGTTACCAGATCTGTTACTTCAATTAACCCTAAAGTCACTGAAAATGTTCCTAAGAAAATCAGTGCCAATTTCAAATGTCTTAAGCAAGATTTAGCTAGACCCGAAACATATGAATCCAAACCAGTTCGCGCCGTTTTACCTTTTTTTGAGAGTGATTTTAATTTACACTCTAATACAGGTGCGAACCTTAAGGCCGCCATTGAATGTCGGCAAGGTCGCAAATATCTCCCTATTGATCAGGGTGTTATGCTCGAATTTAGGGAATTTGCCGCCAAATGGGTCAAACAATTTAACCCAGTTGAGCAACTTGTCGAATTCGGGAATGTCGATCGCGGTTGGTTAGGCAAACATGACCACTGGGATAAGTGCAAACGACAACGTATGTTTCGCGAACACATGCGTGTGCGCAATGAGGGTCTCACTGATAAGGATTACAAGCAATACCATCCATTCGTGAAAAACGAACTTGTAAACTGTAATCGTGAGAAAGTAGCGCGCATTATTTCCGCTCCTTCCGAAAGTATAACTGTCACATATGGCCCTATTTTTGATTCGATTAAACGTTCGATTTCAAGACAGTTATCTGATCATGATATCAAGGAGAAGCAGACATTAGGTCTAACACGTACTGAGACTGGTCGTATATTACAGGATTATTATTCCGAAAACACCGTAAATTTATGGTTTGCTAACGACTACTCTAAGTACGACTCCTCTATTAGTCCTGAGCTTATGCAAGTTGAGAAAATTTTATTTTCTCACTTCTTGGCCCAGTTCCCTGAGGAAAGAGACCTTGTCAATAAGCTAATTGATTGTAATGCCGGTAATTGGTATTATAATGCTTACATCAGGGAAACCCAAGAGAAATTAGCTTATATGCTCCGCGGAACGCGCCGTTCGGGTGACCCCCACACCAGTTTGAGCAATAATTTGCTCAATATGTGTATAAATGCTTTTTGCATTTATAGATATAATCTGGATTATGAGAAACGTTTTAATCAGAAACTTGTTTCTAATTACAACGTCCTCTGTTGTGGGGATGACTCCTTCGGTTATTTGACATTTGACGCAAGCCATACCCACTCCCCCTCCGCTATCCTTTGGGCTAAAAAGCGTATAGCTAGTGTCTTTCAAGACACAACTGGGTGTCTGGGTATTACCAGCACCTTTAACTGCAATGATAAACCTAGAGGGTATTTAGAACTAGATTATTGCAGTAGTTTCTTTGCACAGACCTCTGATGGATTTGTATTACACCCAGAGGTAGGTAGACTTTTATCCAAGAACCCGCTCACTACCAAAAACTACACTAACCCACAGTGTTATTTAGCTTTAGCTGTAGAGAAACTTGTTGGCTTGTGCAGTGAATTACGTTATGTGCCCGAATTATTCGAGGCTTATTCTGTCCTTAAAATCGGCCTGACCTTGAGTCCTGGTCGTTGGCGCAAAATGCTCAAGAAACTTGAGTATATGCATAAGCGCCGAGCTAATCGCTTTGTCTGGTCTCCTTCATATCGTATCGCCCCTTATACGGTCGAGGATATATTGGAACGGTACAAAGTTACCATAGAAGATTTGAGATATTTAGCTAAGGATATCATACGCACCTCTGGGCAAATTGTCCAGATACGTAATGATACCGCGGACAGAATTATCACACGTAGCACTGAGAGATATACTTCTTGTATCAATTTAGAGAACAACGTATTGCAGAATGATATACATACGGACAATGTAGTCTTAAACCAGGAACTAGATTGCCTGCTGTGAAATATGGGCGGGTCAGTCACAAAAAACACTAACACTATGACTTTGATGACTGACGATAAAAATTTCCATGGCCTACAACTTTCACCGGCCATGCATGACTACATTCAGGCTGTTGTTGACCCATTTGGGGCCACGCAACCAGCCGTCATTCCTGATTCTATGAATGACCTTTCCCTATGTTTACGTGACAACTATGAGGCTTCTACCTCTATTAATAACTTTACTGCTGATGTCCATGGCGTCCTTGTTTGGATTGCTTATGGATACAGTACTCTGCAATATGATTATGCTTCAATCAACGGGCTTGTCTGGACTGTCAATGTCCTTGGCTTAGATGAAAACAACTACCCCGTTTTAAATGCTTCTGGTAAGTATATAAGTTCTTCAGGACTTAATTACTCCGTAATTTCCGGCAGCGTGACTTCGGTGGATATAACCACTTCGCTGATTTCACGTATTAGACCAATTTCTGCCGGCTTACGTATTCTACCAGTTATTGAAGCAGTTACTGACCCCACCCAAAATTTCATGTCTTATATCATTGGCGGACAGCTTGCTCCCGCAGACATGTTTACTGCAATAGATAATGGGGCAGTTAACCTTGAGACTTTAGTGAAAAATTCCAAAGGTACAAAAATCTTTGCGAATAACAAGGGTTGCACTGTACGGGCTGATCCCTTTCAGGCTGAATTTCAAATGGATATGTTTATGCTTGAGCAAGCTTATAGTGATACTATCCGTTGGGACGCCGTTCGTGTCCCCGTTATACTTGCTAAATTCAATCAGCCTATCGCCACGACTGAGGCAATGCCATTTATTGTCAATGCCCAGTGGTGGTTTGAGTGTGGGCTTAAACAACCCACACCCATATATTCTGATGATAGCCCCTGTGACCCCTGCTTTGAACAGATCAAATCGATTCTTTCTTTTCCTTGTGAAGACCACCCTTATGTTGTATCTGGTCATTCCTTTAAAAAGTTTAACCCTGGTTCCCCCGCATTTCTTAAAACCCTCGCTTTTGCTCTAAAAATGAGCTCCAAGATACCTGGAATTTCTTTTTCAGGTGCCGAACAGCTTCTCTTGGATACTTCTAGAGGGTTGCGCTATGTAGCCAAGCGGCGGAAACAATCAAGGCGTAATCGACGTCGGCAGAAACAAACTCCCGGTTTATCTGGGACCCGCCGTCCGCCTAACGTGCCTAAAAAGGTGCGCAATTCTAAACAGTACCGTAAGAAGAACAAAGGTTAGTAGATTGTG